GTTGTAAGGTTACTATCAGTATAAATCTGAGTAGCCGCAGCAAAGGTTGAGCCTGCCCAATAAAAAGTTGTTGAATTAACGCATGCCATATCTTTATTTTATTTTATTATTTAACATGATCCTTCTCCTATTACTACTCCGTTTGGACCAAGCTGTATCCAGCGTTTTGGAGTTAATGTTGTTGTTGAACTTGGATCTACTACATAAAAACCTGGAGGTGGATAGCCTGCTGACAATAAACAAGTAGAATTAGCAAACACTATATTTCCTGTTACTGGCAACCCTCCACTACCCTGGAACCCTACTTGACCTTGACTTCCTGGAGAACTCACAGAAGTTTGACAAGCTTGTGCTGATGTATTTGTAACTGGACCAAGATATACAGTATCACATTGTACTTCACAGTCACAACAAACCTCTTCTTCAGTTGATGGGTTTGAACAGTAACATAAATTACCTGAACTAATTAATCGTAAGTCCCAAATTAAATATAAATACTGATTACCTAAAGGCATATTAAAAGCAGGTTCAGTAGCTTTATACTCTCCTGGATTAGGAGAAGTAATAGGTCCACTTACAACCGAAGATGCTAATAATAAGTTTTGTATATCTGCAGCATTATTATTATATAAAGTATTAGAAGATAATATTCTAAATTTATGTAATGAAGGATTAAAATCAAAAGTATCTGTTGCCAGCTTTTGAGTTCTTAAACTTATATCCGCTCCATCATAAGGGAACACACCTACGGATCTTACTCCTACATTTACTTCATATTCTGCAGGTATAAAATTAGTTAGATTAGAAGGAGATATTCCTGTATAAGGACTAATAGTTGATATGTCATTCCAATTATAATTAGTAGTAATAGTTTGTCCATTATAATTAGAAGAATTAACAACAACTTGAATTACGGTTAAAGGAACTTCTGGTGGACATTCTACTGTAACATCATAAGTAGAAGGAACAAGAGGTGTTAAGGTTACCGTACATGTTTGAGGTGTATTATAAAGTTTATCAAAACTTAAACTGCCATTACTGTTTGCTGTTACAGTTGTTACATCACCATTCCAATCTACAGTTATAGTAACTTCTCCTCCTGGACTTATATTATAAGGCACATCAACAGTTCCAATTACTTCTCCTAAGTCTACTTCATATGTAATAGCTTGACTACTATTAAATTGACTAATAGTAGTTCCACAAGGAATTTCATTTACAGGAGTTGGAACTTGAATTAAATTAGTTCCTAATACATACTCTTTCATATAAGGATCATAAGCTCCTAATTTTTGAGTAGTTAATTGAGTATTAAAACAATCTCTGAACCAACTATTCATTCCATAACTGGAAACCACTTGTAATTGATCATTACCTTTAGAAGCACCTCTTAAATTAATTACCGCACCTCTTTTAGTATCAGTAAAAAACATATCATAACCCCACGAAGTAAAACTTTCAGGATTAAAACTTATACCGTATTCTTCTATTCGTGCTATCTGTGTTCCTAAAACTTGAGGGACAGAGGCAATAGCCCCTCCTCCAGTTGAATCTGTAATAACATTTTTAGAAGCTAATACATATGATATTCTATCTTCTTGTAATACAAGTATGTCTGTTTCTCGAGCATATAAAACTTGAATAGGACCAAAAGTAGTTTCACAATCTTTAAAGTTTAATAATCCTAAATTAAACTCATTTAAATTATTGCTATTAGCGGAGCTACTGTACACGCCACTATATGTCATCCCTGCAAATCTATCTGCTTCTTGAAAGTCTTGGTTAGATACCGCTAAAGTTCTTTCTCCTAATTGAAAAGATTTACCTGCAGGACTATCATATATCTTATAACTTTCTACTCCATTACCAAAAACATAACAGTTATAAAAATCTAACATGGTTATCATGTTGTCTCCAGCTGCAGTTTGGTCTTGACTATTTGGAGCAATACTATATGCTCCTAAACCACCATTACCGTCTGGATCAAATCTCCTGGCAGCCATATGATACTGCTGTCCATTAGGATCTGCAGGATCAGGCTCAATATCTAAAAGTTCCGATGCATCGTAAAATAAATTTGGATCAGCATCTCCTGGAACAGTTTCAAAAACAAAAACTCCACCTGTTCGAGTAACCTCAATTTTTAAACAAGCTCTTCCTGGGAACCATCCACTATCACTCCATGATGCTTCAAACTCTTCAGTTAAAGCTCCACTCCAAACAAAGAATTGACCACCCGCTGCATTTTGTACTATACTACATTTTACAGCATACTCTGAAGTAGCACAAGCTGCACCTGAACTGGTATATAAAGTGTTATCAAATGATATCGACATTCCATTATTATTAGAAGTACCCGTACCATTAGTAGTCATTTTACTTGCTAAATCATCTCCAACAGCCCACTGATGAAATGTGTTATAATCTTGAGAGGCTGTAAATGTTCTGTCGTAGTTTATACTTGCAGCAGCGTTAGTACCACCCCTCCAAGAACGACCTTTTATTCTTATCGTAGAACCAACAGGTATAGTGTAAGGAACTCCAGAAGCATCGTTTAAACTATAATTACTAATACACGCACCACTAATACTTGATCCACTTTCATTTTTACGACATATCTCTGGGTAAAAATAAGTAGAGTTTTCTATAGATTCTATAGTCCATCCAGAAGGTTTTAATAACATATATAAACCTGATAAAGATTTATCTGTAATACCTTTACCTGAATAAGATTGAATATCTAAAACAACTGCTTTAGCACCTGTTACAACCGATCCTTGACTGTCTTGTTTTACTATTAACTCATCTCCTGTTTTTAATATATTTTGGTTTTGACCTTCTAATCTAAACCATACTTGACTTGGATCATTAGCATCAGCTACTGGCAATCCTGCACCTGTAGCCTGTGCAGTTCCGTCTTGCACATAAAACAAATTAGAATAAATAGTTTCATAAGTTCCTTGACTTGGCTTTATAACAAATTTATATTTACGAGCCCAGTATGGAGGTAAATTTTCTAAAGTTACTTGAATTTGGTTTTTATAAATACAAGTAGAAGGATCAAAAAATACAGTTGGCTTTTGACTTGTTAATACTGTAGATGATCTACCATACTCATCCATATATACTATACCTACTTCATAATCTCTATTGGAATGTAAACTTCCTGAATTTGCATCTTGTAAATAAGATGCTGTGGAAGAAAAACTTAAAAAGTTAAAATATCTAATTGCATGAGAGAATACTCCTGAGTTTGTTCCATCGGCTTGGTAATACTGAATACAAGGAGCTTGAATAGAAAAACTATTACCCGTATTTGTGTAAGCAAAACCATCAGGGAAACAAATTGGATTAGTAACCGCTCCTCCACTTACTATTTGATAACCCACCCCAGTGTTACCTACTAAAGTGTTAATACCTCCGTCTATATCTTGTAACTGTAAAAAATTATCACCTGCCACAGGAGCTACTGCAATAGAAGCACTAAGCCCTGTTAACTGATCTATTACTATTTCTCCACCAACTAAAGCTGGAACTACTGCTCCAAAATCAAATCCGTTTTGCACCATATTACCTGTAGCAGGTGGTCCAGGAGTTATAGTTCCACAAGGAGTAGTGGATGGATCACAATCAGTAATTCCCGATAATAATATTGTGGTGGAACAAGGCGATGGAAATGGGTTGGTGTCTAAAGCTGTAAGACTACACAGTTGTGTAGGAGCTTCAGGAATACCGCCTATACCTCCACTAACCATTACAAGTCCAGTTGTAGATATTGGGTTGTCTGATTGCTGATAAAATTTATCACTTAAAGTAGCACCTTGACCACTCTCATAACAAGGATATAATGGTTTTACAACATTAAGACCTGAAAAACCCTGGGCAACACTACCCCCAATTCTATCCTTAAATGCTTGAGAAGATAACATAGCGTTTACATCTGCATAACCTCCTGGAGGTACAGTGAAGCTAAACGGAAGCGTAAAAGGAGAACTTTGTAATGCAGCTCCACCAGGACAAAAACCTCCAGTCCCATTTGTACATACCGTAGCGGTAGTCTGCTGCATTGTTATACCAAACTGTATAATAAGCCCCTCTTGAATAGAGCCACCACCAGAAGGGTTTAAAGCTGACAAGTCAAAAGTTAGAACCGAATCAGGCTCGTTATGAATACCATCAAAATCGTATACCCCATTAGAGCTAACAGGATCAGGTAAATTAGTACCCGCTATTTCTCCACTAAGCCCCTCTAAAGTATATACAATAGGAATCTTTGCTCCGCCTTCACTATATCTAATATCATATCCATCTACATAATTACCATACATTAAACGATTACCTTGTATGGTTTGAGCTTTAGCGGTACGAGGAACATTATCATAAAGTCTTAATAATTCATCACTTCCTAAAGTAGTATATATTTCACTGTTAGTAAATGTAATTTGTTTAAATTCATTATCTGACCATCCTAATTCTTGTTTATTATATCTTTTAATTACATATATAACATTAGATGTACTTTGCTTATATAATAAATCTACTTCTTTTACTCGTTTGCTTCCTGTAGAAAAATGAACATCAGCCCCATTATACCTATTTTTCATTCCTTCATTCCAGAAATTTTGAATACTTAAAGCAAATGCCGAAGGTTGAAAAACTGGTTCTGAAAATAAAGAGGTAGCACTATACTGACCGTCCTGATATCTATAACGATAAGCAAAGCAAAGAAAACGAGTTTCCATATAATTCTCCTCTCCTGGTATAACCCGAGGCCTTACATAAGGAGCTCCTAAGGGAGCTATTTGTCCTGCTGCAGTGTCAAAATCTTCATATCCTGGAGGTTTTACTATAACACTTACATCTTCTTCTTCTAACACATCGTCTATAGCTCCAGGTCCTGGATAAGCATAGTCACTTGTAACATTAATTACTCTTGGAGGATTAAGGTCATCAGTAAAAAATAATAAATTTTCAATCTTACTTATACCTGTAATTAAATAAGTAAAACTAAAATTTAAAACAGATGTACTAACTACATGATAAGTTAATGATCCTAAATTTGTATTATAAGAAACAACCATATCTACAACTCCTGTGGTTATAGAGTTAGGATTGTTTTCATTATGAACAAACCAATACAGAGTTTCGTTTATTCCATCTTCATATACCCCAATAGTTCTTATATCTCCCTGTAATGGAACTCCATTAAATTCTAACTGAGTTAAAAGAGTATTACCTAAAGAGTTTTCTACCGCTCCAATTTCAGTATTTTCTGTAGAACCTAATCGAACATTTAAAGCATCAATATATTCTCCTGGAGGAATAAGCCTTTCATCAACAGACTTATTCATTTTACCCGCTATAAAATTTGTTGAGGTTAACGCCATATTATTTTAACTGTTTATCCTGACCTCTTAAATTCATTAAGAGTCTACCAGGGTGTATATTACTTAATCTTAATTTAGCATTACGAAGTAAAGATGATTTATCTTTTCTTGCTCTGTTAACTATATATTCCTGTACTCCAAATCGGCCATTCAAAATAGCATACTTAATATAAGCATATAAGTAGTCTTCAAATAATTTGTTTACACTAACTGCTGAATCATTACCGTTTTCCATACCATCTGATACATACTCTAAAACGACCATTTTTCCAGACATAACTGAATTAAAATTAATTACTCCTCCCTTTTTATTAATACTAAATGTAGGGTTAACATTTGCAGTTTCAGTATTTAACCCAAATCTACTACCGACTTGATAATCAAAGTACCAACAACCATCTATACAATATCCTTCTTGACCATGAAACTTACCCTCGCCTAAGTATAATGTTTTTTGTTTTCCATCTTTTCTTTGTTTATCCCAAAAAGAATCATGCGGCTTTAAAACATTACCATCAATATCAAATAATATTCTACAATCATGATCTTGTAAATAAGCTCCACTCCAATTGGTTTGAATATTTTCAGTTAAAGGGTAAAGCATACCATCTTTTTCCCAAGAGATTCTAACCCAATTTACATAATCAGGAGGTAAAACAAACCTTAACTGATCACACACAGTAAGTTCTAATATTTTTATTTCTTTCATTGCATCGTAATTCAATTCTTGAATTCCTCTTTTTGCATGAAATAAAACTTGATATCTGTTTAAATTGTTTACAATTTCATTGTTACCTTGAAACATTAACATAAAATTATTTACAATATCATCCAAAGAAACATATTGATAAGAACCCCAATTAGCATCTGAAGGAGCATTAAATGATGGTCCTATATTATTTTCGTAATAAACGTAATCTGTAATATATGTCATAGTTAACTGGTTTCTTGTGTTTCTCTATCCTCTTCGGCTTTTCCGAAGTTATATACTTCTGCCTCTCTAATTTCTATTCCTACATACTGACAAATTTTTGCTATCAAAGTTGGCTCATCAGAATCAGGTAATTCAAATTCTTGAAAGTCAGGTTGAGTAGGATCAAACTGAGGCTCACCTAATTGTAGATTTTGGAAAGTCCATCTCGGTGTTAATGGATATCTTATATATTGAGCCTGTATAGCACCTGGCTGTAATATAGTAGAAGGATATACCGTAATATTATTATTTTCTAAAGTATACGCTGGATATGTCGTAGTAGGTGCAGTCAACATAGAATTAGTTAAATAAAATATTTTATTTTGACTTACTCTTTCTACTTCTCTAATATTAGTATTAGAGTATATAACGTAACTTTCTCCTGCTAATGTAAATATATCAGCACTTAAGTCTACTGTTGTTGTGTTTACCACTCCTGTTACAAAAGCCTGTTGAAAGGTTGTTGTGTTTACTACAATACTTCCTATATTAGGAGTTGGAGCTCCTGCAGGAATTGTAGTCCACCCTACAACTGCTGAATCTATTAATTGATTAGGTGAAGCAGAAGTACATGTGCCTGTAAATAATGGAGTGTTGTAATAAAAAAGTTTATTTATTAAATAATAATTTAATGGCAATGAATAAACATTAGCATTAACTTGAGGTAAAAATACAGTCTCTGAAAAGCTATCCATTACTTCTAATAACCCTTTGTTTATATCCGCATATCCTGAGTTATTTACTGTACGTTTAGCAATGGCTGTACGTAGGTTTTCTGAGCTCAACCACTGGTTATATTGATAGAAATAATCTTCAAAAATATCGAGTTGTGCTTGTTGTGCAAACAAGTTAAAATCACCAGGAGAAATGTACCCGTAATTGTTTTTGTTTGCTATTGCCAATACAGTTTGTCTTACTGAATCAATCATAGAAATATCTTTTCTACAAAGATAATTAAAAAAAAAGAGGCTAAATTTTTTTAACCTCTTTTTGATATTTAAAGCTATTAACTGTTATGAGAAGCTAATACCTGAAATTTCAGGCACTGCGCCACCAGCATCAGTTATTCCTGATAAACTTACCTGCACAG